TTCGTCGATCATTTGAAGCGGCTTCCAGTATTGATCAAGAATGTATAGCCAATGGACGGTGGGATTCTGTTCATACAATGCCAGTCCCTCCGACCACCGATTGATCAGTGTATCGTAGTACCGCGAATGAATGATATATCCGCCTGTCGTCTGTGCCTCCTGCACACGTCCCAAGTATGGCGTTACCGGATCTCCTCGAATCAGGTTGAAGGCGAGAAGCACCATGTCAAAGGACTCGGGGAGACGTGTGAAGGCGTCGGACAGTTCTCGCTCATCAACTGTAAACGAGAAGTCATCTTCAAGGACCATCACGGTTTCGTAGCCACGAGCCCGTGCCAGTTTCAAGACTTCAATATGAGATTGCGTGCATCCGAGGCCACCGGGAATACGTTCAATCGCCGGAAACCGCTCAGCCTCTATCCCCATGCGAGCAAGCTCCGCCTCTGTCTCTAGCCGCCTGTCCACTCGGCGGTCAAGGTTGATGAAGAAGCAGTGCATTGTGTCTTCTCATGCCTTCTTGTCTAAAAAGGAAACGCCAAAGTATTCTTCGAGTTCTCGCACTCGGTCTGCACGCGTGCCCAGCCCCGACAAGGAATGCGTTCCGAGTTTCTCGTGACCGTTTTGCGTGACCTTGAAGATCTCCGCATACGTCTCCGCCTCCGTTGGCATGACCAGAACATTGTTGAGCTTGCAGTACATGGACACCCACTGATCGTCTACAAAGCGAGCACACTCTGGAAGCGGAAAGGTTCGCAGTCCCTTCAGCACAGAGCTGTGAACCAGATTCCCAACATATCCGTGGACCATACCGCCAGATGTCTTCTGCTGAATCGACTGGTAATGGTTCTGATAGATGCCAACCACCGCGACAGACCGACGCATCCGATCAATAAGATCTGGAGCGTATTCCTGGTCATCGTCGCAGACAAAGACCCACGCGTCGTCGGGTGGAGTCGTGCCGATGTACTTGCTCGCAGGACCGCGGTCGTCTCCGAAACACAGCGTGACCTTTGAAGCGTAGGGTTCTTGCGTGAGATACTCGGGGGGAACATACTCTCCAAAGCGGCGATAGGTGTGGGACACGGCTACATATACGTGATCAACCTGGTGAAGAAGCGAGTCAATGGCCGCACGACACTCGGCCTCGCGTGGCGGAATCGTTGTCAGACTGGCAACAATCGAGAACGCAGAGCCAGGAAGATTCAAAATGGAGTCATTGTGATCAGCCTTGAACCATCTGGGAGTCCATCCCTCTGACTCGAGACGGGCCCATACATTCACCTCCCATGATAGAATACCCTCTTGGAGAATAGTCTGAAACCTCGTTCGCATTCTCCCTGCAAAATCGCCAAGCGACGCCCTATCTCCGATAAAGAAGCTTCCGCAGAAACGCCAGTGCACATAGTCGAAACTCGGAGTGCATGCATCCCAGCAACCGGGAATCCACACGCCCGGTCGGAGTTTCGAGTGTCCGATACACGCCAGTCGACGCGCCGCCGCGCGTGCGTCGCGAATCATATGGAAAATTCCAAAGTCAATCCACGCATACTGGTCGGATCCGAACACATTCGCATCCATCGCACGACTTACGAATTCCGTCTTTGCATTCATGAGAGTCAGGAAGGCCGACGTATCATGATAGCTCGTTCGAGTAGAGGGTAGACGATACTCAATTCCTTGCGTATCTGCCCATATATTCGTCTGATTCAATTCGAGAACCTCGACGTGAACATTCGGACGTTGTAATAGCGATGCATACTTTTCAGACGCAAACACATGCACATGAATACCGGTAGACACTAGAGAGTCAAAAAGGTGGATATATGTGGATATGTGCTTGTCCTTTGACCTGTCTTCGCCCAGGTCAATGAGTGCTGTGACAAAGGTAACCATTGTTTTTGAGCGTCTCAAATGTGTAAGTAATGTCCAAACGCAAGATAATGTGGGAATTTGTGGACAAGGTTGTGTACATTAACCTCGACAAGCGGACGGATCGCGACGCACGTATTCGCACTGTGCTCGCACAGTTTGGAGATAAGGTATTGCGAATGAGTGCAATCGAGACTCAGCCGGGGTTTATCGGTTGCCTACAGAGTCATATTGCTGTGCTGAAAGCTGCGAAACACCATGGGTGGAAGAACGTGCTCGTACTGGAGGATGATGTGGAGTGGAACGAATTCGAAACGGGATACAAGGTCGTAGAGGGACTCGCATCTTCGCGATACAATGTAATCCATTTCGGTCCGTCGGCCGCCAAGATTGTTCCTGCAACATATCAACTTCTAGACGGACAGACTACGTCATCTTATCTTGTGAACGGACGATACATTGATACTCTCTTGGCATGTTACATCGCAGCCCTTCCTCAGCTGAAGGAGACACTTGACGAATCCAAATATGGATCAGACCAGTGCTGGAAGAAGCTAATGAAAGGCGGTGGATGGTTTGCCCCAGTTCCGGCTCTCATGTATCAACGTCCGGATCACAGTGATATTCGCGGACATTTCCAGGATCATCGCAAATACTGGACTCTCTCGCTTTCATAAATAACGTGCTCACACAAATATGGCACCTCTAACTGTCAATATCATGGGTGGGCTTGGAAATCAGATGTTCCAACTCGCAGCACTCTTCCACGTTGCGAAGCAAACGCGGCGGAACCCATACATTCAATCTCTTGCGAACCCATCTCCGCATTCGTCCGCATCCTATTTCGATACGATCTTTCGAGAGTTTCGCAGTCTATACTCCACGGTTAGGCCCGCAGTGCGAATCACAGAACCCTCCCTCGCATACACGAATTGGGGTCCATTGTTGCGAATGGCATTGAACCCGGAAATCAGCGGATACTTCCAGGACTGGCGGTATGTTGACCCGGACTTTGTTCCTCGACTGCGCTTCCCGGCGGATGTTCTCGCCCGATATCCGGTCAACTCCAGTATTTTCCTTCACATCCGCGGAGGGGATTATCTGGGGAATCCGGGTCACGACATTGGCCTTGACGGATACTATCAACGTGCCATTGCCCATTTTCCAGGTGCGCATTTTCTTGTGGTGACAAACGACCTCGAGTATGCGGTAACTCGTCCGTATCTGGTTGGGCTGAAGTACACGCTCGTCATGGAGCCGGAGATCGATGCATTGTATCTCATGAGCCAGTGTGCGGGTGGAATCTGCGCCAATTCATCCTTCTCGTGGTGGGGAGCGTACTTGAATCCACACCGAAAAATCGTGATGCCCGACAGGTGGTATGGAGACCCGAAGTATGCAACCGAAGGCTATTACTTTCCGGGCGTTATCAAATGTCAAGTGTAACCACCTTTGATGGCGGAGGAGGAGGCATGGTTCCAGCTGCTCGGTGGGCAAGCACCTCGTCCCAGAATTCGCGGAGGGCCGGAAGATGACGAGGCAACCACGTTGTGTCCTTGGGAAGGAACTCCTTCTTCGTGGACAGTAACAGCCAGAACACATACTGCGGCTCACGATCCGTTACCGTTGGCACCCACTCGTGCAACGGCATGTTTTGGGGCTTGTACTCGACTGAATTGTCGTCAAAGACTGCGAGGGCTCCCTTTGTTTCCGTCGAGTTCATCCACTCGGAGGAGAAGACCTGCTTGAACCTGAATTCAACATACTCGCACTCGTCAATGCCCGTGCACTCCATTTGCATCTGCATCTGGTGCACGTAGGCATCCGGAATTCCCTCTGTCTGTGGGCGCGAGAATGGGCATTTGAACTCAACCAATCGTCCACGCCGATGCACGTCCTTTGGGTCGTTCGGAAAGACAATGCCATCGGGCGACGCACCAAGAAAGGAATGGACCGGGTGCTGGACACAGGACACGTCCACAATTTTACACTTTGTCTCGGCTTCATACAGTGCCTTTGCGACAGGTTCCATGCGAGTTCCCCAGATTAAGGCAAGAGCAATGTTCCCACCGGTGGGCTGCGGCGGGGTAAGCTTGCGGACCACCAAGGCCCGTCGCGTCTCTCCGCCAGTAAACACACCTGACACCTCCGATGCCGTGACCATCTCGCCTCGCTTGGCGTGCCACGCAGATGTCCGCTGGTCATTCATGCCGTAGACCCGGATCGTTCGCCGCACACATCGGTCGCGAGTCCATATGCGTCCCAGGTCTCCCTTCATCGCCTCTTCGGCTGCTGCGAAGACACGGCGGCGGGCCTGCGTATAGCTGAGCGTCGGAACCAGCAGAGTCAGAAACATGATGAGCGGTTTCAGACGGTTCTTCATGTGGGTATACGGCGGTTCCTTCAACCATTGAGTGACGACATCTTCCATTGCGTTTATTGATGCGTCACGTTGGAAAACTCATTTTCAGTGCTGGAACACAGAATCGATATGGAGACGATTCAAAGCAAGGACCAATGGGTTCTCCACCGTCTGGAAAAGTTCTACTCTGACCCCGAGAATTTCCGCCGCGTAGAGGAGGTCCTGTCGGGGAAGTCGCGGTTAAGCCTCAGGTTGCTGGATTGGTTTGTTACCAATTACTCAAAGAAGCACAATGTTTCGTTCATGGCTAAGTCAAACCATCACGTCATTGTGTATCTGGTCTACAAGTCTCACCTCAAGGCGTACAACAAAAAGATGTTTGACCCGTTCTGCCGATGGAAGCGTATCCAGTTCCGCGGCCTGGATACCACAGTGGGGCAGCTGAACTTCTTCGAGTGGGCCATTCAGGACGAGGTGCTTGATTACCTGGATGCTCACTATGACGAGATCCATGGAGACATGGAAGAGTGTTCGCATGTGGTTCAGCCCAAGGACTCCGAGCGTCGTAAGCGTCGCGAGCTGAGCCGCTCGGCCACCAAGTCCGTTCGCATTCACGATGTTCCCGTCAAGATTACCTTCGATTAGTGCGGATAAATTTGATGGGCTACATATAAATGCCTTCCCATCGCACACTTCGTGGTGGAATGGATATAGATGAAGCCCGCAAGGAACGGAACAAACTCAAATCGGAGATGCACAAGCTCGAGAGCGAAGGTGAATCGCTCACGAAAGCAGAGCGGGCACACCACGGGGTGCTGGCAAAGAAACTCAAAAAATTGAACATTCTTATCACGAAACTCAAGAAGCAGAAGAAGCAGGGGACGGGAGGCACCCGTCGCCGTTAAATTCGTCGCAAAACCAAACGCTCTCGTAAGTAATGTTCTCGACGATTGATCGATCGGTTGTCTACGATGTAGACACTGACATTACTGAACTCTTTCTTCTTCTTC